CAAACGCAAGGCCGAGACAGAGGATGAAACCCCCCTTGAACGTAAGGCAGCAACAGAGCGTATCAGATTACTCTCCAAGGCTAAGTTAGATGATAGCGTTAAGCAGGTTAACTTATTAGATGTGTTCAGTGGTGATGGCCCTATACAAGCGATTAACGCTAATGAGGCTAAGTGTGTTGGGGCTTTAATACGTGAAGACTACCTAACCGCCTCTGCATACGCAGGCATTAATGCAACAGATGATGAGGCAGGTAAGTATTACCTAGTCCAATCGCAAGCAAAGAAACTACAAGAGCTTATGTAATAAAGATTGACAGTCTTATAGCTAAATGTTATAATACAAACATGTTACAGATTGGAGGGTTATATGGCTGCAAAGTCAAGAGCTAAGATATTATTAGATACAGATAAGGATTTCTCTGGCAAGACAGAGAAGCTTGTAGCTTTCCTTGATGCCTACGTTAACACAGGCAATAAGAACCAAAGCTGGATTGATGCAGGGTATAGTGAGAACACAACCAACCAATCAATGAGCTTAATCAGGGACAACTGGCGTTTAGTTGAGAAGCTTATAAGGGATCGTATTGGAAGCCATGTACCTATGGCCTTGAATGGGATTGTAGAGCTAGCACAGAATGCTAGCAATGACAGTGTTAAGCTTAAAGCGCTACAGGATGTTATGTATCGTGCTGGTTATGACCGTCCCCTTGAGATTGTTACGGGTGAAATGGATGTACAGAAGCTTGCTAACAAAGACTTGGACATGGAGCTTACAGCTCTCCTAGCTAGAGCTAACAAACAAGCTTTAGATAATGACACAACAACACATTAAGGAATAAAATATGACAAAGAAAAAGGTAGTTAAGGGGGTTGGCCCCTTAAAGAACAGCAGTCATAGATTAGCTGATGCTACAGCTGCCATGGTTAGATATGAAAAAGAGTACAGCAGGGAGTTTAAGAAGACAGCCCCTAAAGACGTACCCGATAGCTTAGAGTACTTTAGAGTGCCTAAGGTAGCAAAGGCTGTAGATGCAGCACATAAGAAGACTACAAAAAAGACAGGTATAAACTACCAAAACGAAGCTAATAAGGCAAATAGAGCTTCTGTTGCTAACTCCAAAGCTAGGGATGCTAAAAAGAAATCTATAAGGGATTCGATTAAAGCCCCTAAGATTAAAAGAATTATCAAGAAGAAAAAGTAAACCTGATAAATTATTAAGGAATAAGATATGGAAGGCTTAGATATAGAACGTATGCCCTTTAACAATGATAACTTTGCTAAGATGAGAGCAGAGATTGCTGTACTTCGTGACATCGTTCTTAAACAGAATGCTGTTATTGCTACACATACCACAAAGGTTGCTGTTAAGGCCCCAGTAAAGAAAGGTAAATAATTATGCCCACTCAACGTATGCGTAGTATTATTAAGAAGGCCAAGGCAGGTAAGGTTGCTCTTAATGCTACAGAGCAAGCCGACTATAAGATTTATAAATCTGATGTTAGTGAGGCACGTTTAGATAAGAGTGAAAAGGACTCCGCCGCTCGACGTAAGAACACTGGTAAGAGTGATTCGAGGATTAATGCTAAAAAGAGAGTTACCTCTGATAACCGTAAAGAAGTTACTAAGGGTAGTAAAGCATCAGGAGTTACGGTAGACAATAAGCAAATTCGTGGGGGTAAAGTTAAGGCAGGTGAAGCGGTTGCAAGAAAGGGTAAAAAAGCAATAGCTAAAAAGGTGGCAAAGAAAGTAGCCACTCGACTTCTCCCCGTTGTAGGTACAGCCTTAACCCTTAACGATGCAGCAGCTATGATTGCTGGAGACTACAAGAAAGCTAAGGCTACCAAGGGCAGACCAAAACCTACAGTTCGGGTTAGAAAAGCAAAGACAACTACTAGGAAGAGTAAATAAAATACATGACAGATGAGGAGAAGCTTAGGCTTATAGAATTGATTAAGGAGCAGGAAGACCGTAAGGTTTTCAATAAGCTTAGTTGGTTTGATGCCTATGTCTGGCAGCGTAAGCTCTCCAACTCGTCAGCCAACGCCATGCAGATGTTAGCCATGTGTGCTAACCAGATTGGTAAGAGTACAGCAGGGGCGTTTGTAACAGCCTGTCACTTAACAGGCTTATACCCTGATTGGTGGGAAGGACATAAGTATAAAGATCCCATATACGCTTGGGCTGCTGGTGTATCTAATGACACAACAAGAGACATCATGCAAGCAGAGCTGTTTGGGCTTCCAGAAGATGTAGAAGCATGGGGATCAGGGATGGTTCCTAGGGAATGTGCTCCCATTAAGGGAGGCACAAGACGTAGAGGTACTACTGGTAACACTTATGACAGTGTTATGGTTAGACATCACGACCCTGAGACGGGGGAATACAATGGAATGTCTCGTATAGGCTTTAAGTCTTACGAGATGGGTGAAGAGAAGTTCTATGGTAGGCCCGTTGACTGGGTTTGGCTAGATGAGCAACCACCAAGTAACATATATACACAGTGTATCACACGTACTGTTGCAACTAACGGTAAGGTGTTGATGACATTTACACCTGAGCAGGGTGCTACACCAGTTGTACACCAGTTCATGCACGATATACAGAGAGGGCAGTTCCTATTACAAGCTAGTTGGGATGATGCGCCTCACTTAGACGAAGATACAAAGGATCAGCTATTAGCTCAGTACCCTCCACATGAGAGGGAGCTACGTTCTAAAGGTATACCAGTGTTAGGGAGTGGGTTAGTATTCCCAATAGCCCCTGACAAGCTTGAGGTCACACCTTTTGATATACCTGATAGCTGGCCTCGTATAGCTGCCATTGACTTTGGGTGGGATCACCCGACAGCAGTTGTGTGGATTGCCTACGATAGAGAGGCAGACACTATATACGTGTATGATACGTACAGTAAGAGGCAAGAGACTGCCATTATACATGCTGCTGCTATAAGAACACGTCCTGAGTACATACCTATTGTGTGGCCGAAGGATGGACTACAGAGCGATAAGGGCTCTGGTAGCTCCTTAGCAGACCAGTATAGGCAACAAGGCCTTAACATGACCCATGGGTGGTTTACTAACCCTCCTACTGCTGACAACCCCAAGGGTAGTGTTAGTATTGAGAGCGGTATTATGGACATGCTACAACGTATGGAGACAGGACGCTTTAAAGTGTTTAGTCATCTACATGATTGGTGGCAGGAGTATAGTGGTTACTATAGGAAGGATGGAAAGATCGTTCCTATGAGAGATGATTTAATGAGTGCTACACGTTACGCTTCCCTAAGTATTAGATACGCAGTTGCGGGTAGTAACAGCAGCAATGGATATAACATCAAAGGCGACTTAACTGGTCGCAACTGGAGTTCGGTTTAAATGGCAAAGATTGATGAAGCGTTCCTATCAGGTGTAGTTGCTAGAGAGCTTAGTACAACTGAAGAGTACACAGACACTGAGTTAGCAAAAGAACAAGCCCGTAATTTAAACTATTACTACGGCAACCCCCGTGGTGATGAAGAGGATGGCTTTAGTAAAGTAATAACAAGGGATGTGTTGGAAACAGTTGAGGGCATTATGCCTGAGCTGATGAAGATATTTACCTCTGGTGACAACGCTGTACAGTTTGAGCCTGAAGGTGCTGAAGACTTAGAGGCTGCTAACCAAGCAACAGACTACCTAAACTATGTATTCAATAGTCGTATGGGTGGGTTCTCAATACTATACAATTGGTTTAAAGATGCCCTTCTTATGAAGAATGGTATCATCAAGGTTGGTTGGGCAGAAGAAGATCGAGTAGAGTTCCACAGGTTTAAAGACGTAACCGAAGAAGAGCTTGAGCTATTTGAAGATGATGACGAAATTGAAGAGATAGAAGCTGAAGAGAACGATGATGGTACATTTGATGTGCGTGTTAGTCGTGTGGTTACTAAGGGTAAACCTGTAGTTGACCTAATCCCTTCTGAAGAGTTTAAGATTAAACAGCGCTCAGTCAGTATAGCTGACGCAGACTTTGTAGCTCATGTACCTAGTAAGACTTTAGGTAGCCTTATTGAAGATGGCTTTGACGAAGAGGTTGTCCTAAGTTTAGGTGGTAGTGACAGGGAAGATGACGATGTTGTTCGTAATGCTAGATTCTCTGATCCAAATGAACAAGACCCTAGAGATGATTCTATAGGGAACATGGATAGAGAAGTAGATGTTATTGATGCTTACATCAAACTATTCGATGAGGACGATAACCGCATCAAGATTTTCCATGTCATACAGGTTGGTACAACTGTACTAGATTTTGAGGAAGTGGAGAAGGCACCATTCATCTCACTATCCCCAATGATGATGCCTCACAAGTTTACAGGTATTTGCCCTGCTGATTTAGTAGTAGACATACAAGAGATTAGAACACAGCTATACCGTAACACTCTAGACAACCTTGCATTATCTAACGCTGGTCGTTACACGGCCGTAGAAGGGCAGGTTAATCTAGCAGACTTACAAAAGAATGGCATTGGCCAAATTGTTCGTATGAAGGTACAAGGTGCGGTAGGTCAACTACCAACACCACAGCTTTCAGCAGCAACTCTACCATTCCTAAGCTTGTTAGACACAGAGAAAGAGAATCGTGTAGGCGTTAGTCGCATGACACAGGGCTTAGATGCTAATGCTCTTACCTCTAACACAGCCGCTACGGCAGTTAATCAAGTTATGTCTGCGGCACAGCAGAAGATCTTGTTGATTGCTAGGGTGTTTGCTGAGACAGGTGTTAAAGACTTGTTCTGGGAACTGTATCGTCTAGTGCGTACACACCAGAATGAAGCTGACATAGTTAAGTTACGTGGTAAGTTTGTAGAGGTTGCCCCCTTTGATTGGTATGACCGCTATGATATGAAGGTTACAGTAGGTATAGGTAATGGTAATAAAGACCAGCAACTATATCACTTGAACAACATAACACAAATGCTACAGACTATAGGTAACACTCCTTACAGTTACATGGTCACTCCACAGAATGTATACAACACTGCATTGGAAACTATTAAGAACAGTGGGTATAAGAACCCTGAGCTATTCCTAACTGATCCGTCAACAATACCACCCCCTGATCCACAGCCTAGTGCTGATGTAATTGAAGCTCAGACTAATCAGATGGAAGCACAGGCTAAGATACAGAAAGAACAGGGAGAGCTGCAACTGAAACAACAAGAAT